TTCGGATGTTTCATCTATTTCAGAGATACGCAAAAAATCAGCAGAACCAATATAGGTTTCACCATCAATGATAAGGTTTCCATAGCCGCCCCATAGACGCGCAGCACCGCCAGAAAAATCCAATTTAACAGCAAAAAATGGATTTAACTCATCTGCTGATAAAGCATTAGTAAAATCTGTGCCTAGTGCGCGGGTCATAGTGCCTCTACCGCCCCGAATGTCATGCTATAAAAACCAGCATTGTTAACATTCCAATCCGTTGTGCTGCTACCTATTCTAAATAAGCCTTTAGCATCGCTCACTACCACTGTAGCACCATCACTAGGGCTACTGCGTAAATCAGGCCAAATAGTTAGCGCAGCCTCACCAGAAGCGTTTGTATCCACATCATCTAGCACTTTATACAGTTGCGTGCTAGTGCCAGTGCCTAGCTGTATATAATCGCCAGCTAGTAAATAGCCTGTTTCTGATGTAGGCAAGCCATCTATGTTTAGCGTGTCACCAGTTTGCGATGCACCATTTACAACAGGCGTACCAGCCGCACTAGACGCAGTGCCGCGCGGTGTAGCTGCATTAGGATCACCCATAGTAAATGTGCCATAAGAGCCGTAAAGCTTCATAAAAAAGCTAATCCACACTTCTGCATCTGCGCGCTTCATAGGCGGCAGTGTTATATCCGCTTCCCAGCGTTGCCCCTGATGTTGCACCACTTGTTGCTTTAATGAGAAAGGCGATAAAGAAGTGCCAACAACATTTCTTGCAATAAACCGAATGCTTGCCACGCCTGAAGTGGGGAATGTTAGCGGATAAGTTATAGCCATCTTTTATGCCCCGAATGCTGAACCGAATGAGCCACCGCGCCTTTTAGCATCAAGAACGCCAGAGACTGCTGCCTGTTGTATCTGCGGCAACATATTCATCACTTCTGTTCTAACGGTTTGCGCTACGCCAGTGCTAAGATTGATTGTTTGATTAACCACTACGCTACCGCCCCCGCCAGCAAGCTTGTCTGTAGGAATAATGCTACCAGACTGATTAGGCACGAACATTTCCGCGCCACGTTCACCAACCATATAAGGCTGCCCTTTTTGAACTGAACCGCCTACCGCTTTAGGGGTCAAACCAAACATTTGCCGCAGTGGATTAGTAATAGACTGAGTTACCGCTATGCGTGTTAAATCTGCAAGAATAGACTGCGCCATACTTCTAAAAGCACTTTTAACAGATTGCGTACCAGTAGCTATATTAACTAAACTATCTTCTAATTTATCTACACCGTTTGCTTTAGCGTCCATAAACTTTTCTTCTAAAGTTTTAGCAGCGTTGCCTGTCTCTTTCATTTTTTCCCCAAGTTTGCCGACCTTAGTACCTACTTCATCATAGGTTACACCAACGCTAGCAACTTCGAATTGAGTAGCCCTAAAGCCTTTAGCTAGCCCTTCATTTGCGATAGTTAAATCGTCTATGCTGTTTTTTACTTCGCCTGTGGCATCCTCTACATAATCGAACTGATTAGCAATCATACGCAAATTAGTAGACAATTCTTTGCCAAAAATTACGTTATCAATTTGCGGCAAGGCGGTGATTGTTTCGCCTATCTTGTTAAACGCATCAATAAAGAAGTTAACAAAATTTCTAGCCGCATCTATAGCAAACGCAAAACCTAAAACAATCTTTTGTGTTAATAGCTTTGCAAAGTTAGCTAAAGGCGGCAAAACGAAAGCGGTTATCTGCTGCCCAAACGATGAAAATGTTCTGCCTAGAGCATCAAATAAATCGTTTGCCTCTTCTACCGCCTTCGCCTGATCATCTGTAAGTGTCAGCGTTAAATCGTTAAATTTGCCCTGAAGCTTTTCAACCTCTGCTGAACCGTTCTGCAAAGTATTAACCAGATTAACGCCTGACCGCCCAAACAAATCAAACGCAATACGCACTCTATCGGCAGGGCTTTCTATCTGCGCTAGACGGTCTGATACTTCATCTAATAATTCGCTAGTTGGTCGCAGATTGTTTTGTGCGTCTGTTACAGTTATGCCTAACGCCTCGAAAGACCGCAAGCCAGTGCCAATGCCGCTAGAAGCCTCAGAGATAGCGCGGCTAAAACGTGTTAGCCCCTTTTCTAATTCTTCTGCTGATGCCCCTGTCTGGCTAGCTGCAAACTGTAAAGACTGCAATTCGTTTACAGTTAGTCCTAAACGCGATGAGGCTTTTGCTAAATCATCTATCTGCGTAGCAAATTGCTTTAACGCTACGCCTGCACCTAAACCGACAAGTGCTGTTCTAACATTTACAATGGATTTACCAACGCGGCCTAAACCAGCCCGAACAGATGAAAAGGCTTGCCGCGTTTTGTCGATGGCTGTTAACTGAATTTTAAGATTTTGGTCTGCCATCTTCTATCACCTTAAAATAAGCCATCCACTCATTAAACTCTGACAGGCTTAATTCTTCTATCTCGCCTTGAGTTTTGTGTAAACGATCCGCCAAGCCCATCATGTTTAGCCTTAACGGATCGCTTTTTAGTTTTTTTCCTGTTCCTCTACGCTCGCAACATCGCCAAACATTTTGCCAGCAATATCAGCAATAAGGTTAACAGGCTCGCGCATCAACACTGGCTTATCTTCCAGAGTAAATACGCGGTTGCCGTCTGCATCTTCTGCCTTTGCGATAATCAGGTCAATCATGCCAGCTATGGTCATATTGTTGAGGAAATCTTTATGCTTCCTCTGCAACTTATCCATATCACCAGCAGTAATCGCCCCAACATACAAAAGAACTGGCGCATCATCGCCCCATTCGGGTACTTCGATAACGCGCCTTTCTTTATTGCGGTTTGCCGCAATCTGATTACCAAGTGACATAATTTAGACAGTACCTTCTGTAAGTGCGCCAGTGCCTTGAAACGAAATAGACGCTTCAACCATACCATCAAATGATGCGGTAATGTTGCGGCCTGTTACAAGAATAGAACCTGATAGCTGGTGATCGCCTGTTGTATCACCTTCTACTTGCACATTAATCGTACCTGTATCGCCCACCTGTACATCTAACTGGCCTGTATCTGTGTCATCAAAATACACATCCATAGAGCCGCTAAATGATTTAAGGCCGCTAGTATAGGTGCGGTCTGTATCACCAATGCTGCTATCTTCAATAACATCCATTGTTTGCTCAATAGAGTAGGTGCGAATTTCACCAATTGCGTTGCTGCCGATTTTAACAACACCGTCTTTACCCACTAAAGTTGCCATTTTACAATCTCCTGTTAAGCGGCAGTTTCTACGTCATTTTCAAGTGTGCGGTATTGCACCTCAACAGTGAAGCGGCCTATGGCTACGGTCTGTTCACCATCGCCCACAAAGTCTGCTTCAAACGCGGTAACTTGCAAATCTTTTGACAAGCCACCTAGCGTAACGTCTGCTGCTAAAGCTTCCTCTACTTCTACAGCAATAGTATCTAGCGTATCATCATAATTAGCTGTGCCTGATACATACGCTTCAACACCTATTTCTAAAATTCTGTTTATTGAGCGCGGTATATGCAGCGTATCAAACGCCACCGCCTCAGATTTACTAAATACGCATAAAGCTGGCAGCTTTGTGGTTTCTAAAGGAAAAACGCGGCTGCGAAATACGTTAGAGCCAGTAGATGTTAAGCCAGTAACGGCTGTAACTACGGCATCCCTAATTTGCTTTCTAACGTGCGCCATTATTGCTTCTCTAATACCATCATAGTCATGCCAGTGCCATCATCCTGCACTATGCGGATAATATAGCTGATTGTGTTTACCACTAAAGCATCACCTTCTGCTGCTGATGATACGTCTGCTGTTCTACAGTGAAAGCGCGGCTGTTGCATAGCCACGCCTACGCCACCACCAGCATCTATTTCGATAAAATCATTATCAAAGATGCCATTAACTGTAGAAGCTGCACCGCCTGATGGCGTATAAGTTGCCGCTACACCGAAATCATCGATGCCGACAAAAATAGCTCTATCATCTGCGGTTTCTACAGCCATTATTCTGCGCTTTCAGCCTTAACTTTCTTAACTGGCGCATCCTTAGATGCAAAGCCTCTATCAATAAGCTTCTGCGCTATAACTGGCGGCAAATCATAATCCCTGCCCTTTTCAAGAGCCGCGCCACCACCTACGCAATCTGCTAAAATATAAACCTTCATTTTTTGCCGCCTCTTTTGACAATCGCGCCAGCAGATTTTCTTGTCAACCCTACAGCGCGGTCTGTGATGCTAGTTTCATCGTGCGGCTGCGCCTTCCCGATGTTAACCAAATCAAGAGCAATATTGTCTGGCAAATCTACAACATCGCCAGCTTTAACTTCTTTGCCCTGTACTAAACAAGTGCGCGTTACTTTAACCTTCATCACAATCCCCTATAAAGATAGCAAGGGCGGCTGATACCGCCCCTGCTGTTTATATTTAGGCATCAATGTCCAAGCAAGCCGCGAACGACTGTGCGTGGCGCACTGCAATGTCCATTTCCTGCATTACGCGGATGCGTACTGCACCTGATGAACCGCCTGTGTATGGGTCAATCAGGATATCAGGAGTAGAGAAGAAGCCCATCATTAGCTGGCTAAAGTCACCGAAAATCAACGCAGAAGCAGTTGTCAGTGTGCCTTTAGTTAGGTCTGATGGTACGTTGTTTGTGGTTGCCAAGTTGTAACCGTAAACATTGTTGTAAGGTGCTTCCAGAAGCATGATGCTGTCTGTTGATGCTACCTTAGAAGTTGATGCCATATGTGACTTCACTTTTGGATTAGTCAGATAAGCCAATGTGTTGCCGTTGATGGCAGCATTGTCTACTTCAACTTCTTTAACAAGGTCTGTGATTGCTTGCCAAGTCAAATCGCCACCGTTTGCACCGATAGCAACAGAACCGATACCAGTAGTACCAGTGATGCCTGTAGGCTCGTTAGAACCGCCACCTTCGATAGCTACATCTTCGATTTTCTGTGCAATGCTGTTTAGCAAATCATCACGAACAATCTGTTCTACAGATGGGTCACTCTGGATCATCAGCAGGCGTGATACGTCTGTAAACGCGCCCAGTGATTTAGGTGACATTGTGATTTGTGAGAAAACAGCGTTAACCTCAGAAGTCGCACCGTTCTCTGCCACAAAACCAGCAGAAACGCCAGTTGATAGCTTTGGAATAGCCACATCACCTTTAAGGCCAGACATTACGCGAGAGCCTAGCTCTGAGAAAACCAAACGTGCGCGTAGCGCGTCTACAAACTCATTGCCTAGATGCTCAGTTGGGCGCAAGAAACCACCAGCACTATCTGTGCCAACAGTCAAATCACGCTTGCCTGTCCAGAAATGGTCTGGTGCGTAGAAGCCGCGAGCTTCACGACCAGAACGCATTGCGATCTCTTCTGAAACTTCACGCTCTAAGCCCTGCAAACCAGAACCGTTTACTAGACCGCGAACAGCTTTCATAAAGCTATAATCACGCTCTTCTTTAGCTGACATTTCAACCGCACCAACAGACTGCTCTAGCGGTGTGCCTTCGCCAATTGCGTCCAGTAGAACGCCTCTGAACTGTGCAACAGATAGGCCATCGCCAATTGCTTGATCGGCTAAATCTCTGCGGTTATGCTTTTGTGCTAGCTTAATGATTTCGCCAGCATTCTTCTGGAAATCGCGCTTAGCTGCTTCTGATGCTGCCTCGCGGATTTCATCCACATTTTGTTCTGTCATTTTTGGAGTTTCCTTCACTTCTATGACGGTTTTTGTTTCAACACTGCGATTAACGCCTACCCCTGCATCTGCGGGAACGCTCACAATGCTAGCTTCGTATGGCATCCAAGAATTAACGCTGACTGTGCCAGCCCTATCATTCTTAGCGTCCATATTGCGGATTTGGTAGCCGATGCTGACGTTGCTTCTGATACCATCCTTAACGTCATCGTAAATCTCTCTAGCAAGCGCACTTTTTCCAAAGCGCACCACTGCCCGTAGTCTGCGGTCAGTTGCATCGAGATATGTACGTTCGACAACGCCAATTTGTTTAGTTAAATCGTGGTCTAGCAATAAAGGTGCGTGACCAGAATTTAACCGTGATAAATCTACTGCCTCTTCGCTATGCTCTAGCACTTCTAGGCCAAATGAACGCTCTACAGGCTCTTCTGATGATAATGACATCCGCACCCTGCGGTCATCTTCATCAACCATTTCGCCATCAGCCGCGCGATAATTCAGCGCAGAACGGTCAAAACGTTCCTCTTTTTCCTCATCATCATAAGGCCGCATTTCTTCGCTATGCTTTTCAAATGTAACCGTATAAGTTTCATCAGTTTCGGTAACATCAATAATATGTCTGTTTTCCATATCTTCGCCCTCTACATCTAGGGTCATATTATCAGAATTTAAATCGTTTGTCATATCGCGTTCACCTTCATCGATGCGGTCTAGCGCGGCATCTTTAGCCCTAGCCCAAGTTTGCCCAGCATCACCGCCCCACGCTGCCCACGCTACACGGCCTTTTGATGGATAGCCCTCTTCCCCTGCGCTAAACCCTTCTGCTTGCTTGTCTACTTCGTGGCGGCTAAAAAAGCTATGCATTCTGCGTACTGTATCAGCCGATAATTCCTGACGGTTTACAAGCTGACGCGCTCTAGCTACAGCTACAGCAGTGCCGCCCTGATTGCCTTCTTCACGCCACTTAAAGAACTTTCGCGCCTCTGCCGCCATCCCCTCAGTAGGCTTTAGGCTAATGTCTACGCCTTTATAGTTCGCCATTTTCTTCCTGTCCTAAATCAACAGTAGCTGGCACTGGTGCTTTAGTGCCATAAGGCTGAAATGCAGTGTCTATACCGTAGCGGTCTGCAAGCTCACTTTCGCGGTTAATCTGCTCAAATACATCTTCGGTATCTTTGCCGTATTGCGCGTGTATATCTTGCAAAGTAACGATGCCGTTATTTAAAGCGGTTACACTCGCATTTATTTCTTTTTGCGGGTCTACCCACGCAAATCCGCGCGGTCTATAGATTACGTTATCTGCAAATAAATCATATTTACCCATAGGCAGATTTAGCTTGCCTACTGTGATAGCCATCTCTAGCCACGCCCGATATACAGGGTCGATAAATGCATCAATCATAAACTGCTGCATCATCTTAAAATGGTCTCTATCTTCGATAGTACCCTGCCTGATGGATGAGTAGCTAACGCCTTCTAGGTTATTGGCTAGTGATACATAGCTAACGCCTAGCCCTGATGCGATACCGCGCAGAATAGCCTTCTCAAAATCAGCAAAGTTATCTGTTGGCTGCGATGGGTCAAACGCTTTAAAATCCATACCCTGCGGCAATTGTGAAAATGTTCCGGGCGAAGCATCCATAATCGGTGCGTGATTATCGTAATCATCGCCAATAAAGCCATCACCTTCGGGGCTGACAAAGAAGCCCATCTTTGATGCGGCTACCCGCGCATTTACTAGCGCAGCCTCTTCAAAGCCATCCAACATCTTTAGGCGCGATAAAGCGTTGCTCATCATAGGAACGCCCCTAGTCTGCCCTGCGCGTTCCTGAATAAAGCAGTGAATAATATCATCTGCTGGCACTTGAATATGCCTACGCTTCGTGGTTGAGCCGTAGCTAAAATCGTGATGCGGATGATCCTCGAACATGAAATAGCTAACTGGCTTGCCAGATTTATCTATCTCAACGCCCATCCGCACTTCGTTGCCATTTGCTAACCGCTTGTTGTATTCCTCATCAAGATAATCAGCTTCAAGAAACTGCAAGCTAAAACCGTATGGATTGCCTGACGGTCTGCGGATTTTCTTTATGATTACTTCGCCATCACGCGCTAATGTTTCCATAAACAAACGCTGCGCTTGCATCCAGCTTAAACGACCATCAACAGTGCAAAAGCCAGTGCGCCCCCACGCCATAAAGTTTTGCTCGATAAGGCGGTTGCCTACTGTATCTAAGCTATTATCATCGTTGCGCTTGCGAACCTGTAGCGATACGCCTGTTGCGCCTACGATGTTAGTGGTCATTATTTGCAGATAGCGTTTTGCATACGGATGGTTACGGCTTATCTCGCGGCATCTATCGCGCAAGGTGCGTAAATTTGGCCTAATCTCACTGTCAGCAGAACGCGAAGAAGATATAAAATCGCTAAACAGTCTACCGATATTTGCGCCCTGATAGTTGCGCTTTTGAGGCTTTGGCTTGCCTTTAAAGAAATCCATCACGCCCATATCTAAAACCTCACTAGAACGGTTGAGCCTGTATTTTCGCCAGCGTCAGCGCGTTCTTTTTGTAATTCTTTTTGATGCTCTTGGCGGTAGAAATTACGCGCATCAATTAAATCTTGAAATGACATTTTTGTAAGGCTACGACCATTTATGCTATAGCTGCTAACGTCTGCATCAGCCTTGCCCTGCAAGATACTTTCAATCTTAGCAATCATTATTTCTGCGTGGCTGCGCGGGTCTGCGCCATTTATGTCTAAATCTTCAACAGCAGTAAACGTGCCGCGCTCCAATACAACGCGATTACCTGACGATGTTTCTGTAGCCTCTAATTGCCAGTGATAAAATCCCGCAATATATGTCGCAGATGTTGCGCTAGCCACTTCAAAAACATAAGTGCCAGTGCCTGTCGTAGCCGCAACTTTGATTTCTGTACTGCCGCCACCAGTTATACGCGCCACGTATTCCATAGAATGCGAAGCTACAGGATAATCATCTACAAGGTCGGAACGCTTCCAAAGTAAGTAATCCCCAATGACAATAGTTTCAGGCTGTTGTCCATCAGGGGCTGCGTCTATATCAAATCTGTTTGCCATTATCGCCAGCCGTTCACAAAACCGCCCGAAGGCCGTGGTTTAAAGATAGGACTATTCTGCACTTGCGGTTGCTTTGGCTTTTCTGGCTCTGCTGGTGCATTTGCAATCCTATCCGCAATATCATTTAGCCGCAGTGACAGTATCGACAAAGCGGCATAACTGTAAACGCGGCAATCAAGTGCCTCATTTCGAGCGCGTGTTTTGACAAATTCCCTGCGCGGAAAGCCTTTATGATATTTCGTGACAATCTTTTCAGATGCTGCCAATTGCTTAAAATATTCATCATCGCGGCCTGTTGGGAAGTGACAAAACCCTGCTCCCGCTATTGTAACCTTTAAACGGCTAAAAATCAATTCTTTGATATTGTCAACGCCGACCGTAAACAATTTGATTTTGCCGATGTTGTTGCGGGTAGGCTTGCTAACGATGGGGCGTGTCTCGCCAGCCATACCCTTAATAGCAAAGATGCGCTTGCCTTCACGCGGTCTGACATAGTTATACACCGCTTGCGTATAGTGACCGCCACTATCAATACAAGCTGCCCTGATGCCTAGTTGCCGCCCGTCCTCAGTCTCATAGATGGCTTGCAAGCGATTATCCAAATCATTCCATAGATGCGGAGTAGACGGATCGCCATAAAGGGTAATCCAATCAATAGACCAGCTTTCCTCATCCCTGCCCCACCCGACTATCTCTAAGGCTAGATAGCTATCTTGCACATCAATCCCTGCGGTTATGCATACTACGCCAGCATCTAGTTTTTCTGAATATTCTTCTGCACGTTCCGCAATAGCATAATCATCCACGCGCTCGCCCTGATCTTCCCACGTTTCGGCTAAATATACGTTAGTCCATACGCGCAAAGTTTCTGGCAGTTTCTTTGCTGATAGGAAATCGCGCACTGCATCTGCAAGCGGTGTCCAAACGCTGTAAATGCCTGATATGTGAAAACCAGCCACGCCAGCAAAATCGTCTGTAGCTTGCCAAGTGCCAGCTCTGATAGCGCGATGGCGTTTTGCATCATCCCAAACGCTGCCGCAATCATCGCACATATAATGCGCGGTTTCTGGCTTTCCTTCATCCCAGCGCACATTAGACCAAACTAAACGCTGATGATGCCCACAATCTTCGCAAGGCACATAGAAGTAGCGTTTATCGCTTTCTTCAAATGCGCTCTCTATCCTAGACGCACCTTTATTGGTCGGTGTGCTAACCATTACAATCTTTCTATTCCAGAAAGTTGCAGAGCGTTTACGCGCTAGCTGTATCGGGTCACCTTCACTACCAGCAGAAGGCGGATATCTGTCCACCTCATCACAAAGCACGATGCGGATAGGGCGGCTGGCTAGTCCAGCAGGGCTATTAGAGCCAACAATAGAAATATGCCCACCGCTAAAAACTTTGTGCATAGTCGTGTTATTTGCATCGCGGCTGCGCGGGTCTTTTACTTTGCCTTTAAGCTGCGGGGTATCACGCAACATAGGTGCTAGCCTGTCTTTACTAAATGCCCCGCCCATTTCTGCTGTAGGCTGTACTAAAAGCATAGGCGCAGGGTCGTGCGCGATATGGTAGCCAATGCAGTTTAGTAGCATTTCGGTTTTACCTACTTGCGCCCCTGCCATAACCACAACATCGGATAACTCAGGCTCAGAGATGGCATCCATAATGCCGCGCTGATATTCT